TATGGAACTGTTATAAATATAAGTATGGCATATTCAAAACAAGTAACAGACAGATTCGAAAGCGTTCTTAATAATCCTGAAGCACATGGAGTAGGACGATTTGATCCTAATGATCCAAATGTGGTTAGTGGAATGGTTGGAGCTCCTTCATGTGGAGATGTGATGAAACTTGATCTGAAATTAACAAATGATGGCGTTATTAGAGATGTAAAATTTAAAACATATGGTTGTGGTTCAGCCATTGCATCGTCTAGTTTATTTGTAGATATGTTAATAGGTAAAACTATTACAGAAGCCAAACAAATAACAGATAAACAAATTGCTAAGGCATTAGAACTACCACCCATTAAACTACATTGTAGTGTACTCGCAGAAGAAGCTATTGTTAAAGCAGTTGCTGAATGGGACGCAAGAAAATAATTATATATAAATACTAATATGAAAAATCTATTAATAGTGCTATTAGCACTCACACCAATCTATGTATCTGCTCTAGATATATCAGGTAATGTAACAGTCGGAAATGATTACTTGTGGAGAGGAGTTAGTCAGAAAGGTAGCCTAGCTTTATCTGCAGGAATTGATGCTGAACATAATGGATTCTATACTGGAGCATGGGTTTCAGAAGTAGATTATGGAGACAATTCAGAATATGAATATGACTTCTATTCAGGTTACACATATAATATTAATGATGAATTGTCATTAGATATGGGTGTAATACAATATAATTTTAATGACGAACCAGACAATCAATTAGAAGAATGGTATGTCGGTGGAAGTTTTAAAAATTTCTCAGCTTATTATTGGAGAGACTTAGATGACTCTAATAATCATTTTGCAGAGTATAGTTATACTTTACCTTTTGAATTTCTAGATGTCTCAGTCTTTTGGCAAGATCCAGTAGACTTTTATGGTGTAAATATTAGTCAAGACTTTGGAAACGTAACAGTTGCAAGTACATACGGTCAAGGCCGTGATAATAATAATAATGAGTTTGTTTTAGGAATGAGTTACAATTTTTAAAATGATTATCTATGTAGAATCAGAAACACCACAAGAACAACAAAAACATCAAGGTTGGTTTTGGGATTTAGATACACAGACATTCCTTAGATGGGATGATTTTATAGGATAGGAAGAAAATGGCAGAAGCTAATTGGCAATCAGATCAACCAGAAAATTTAAATTATCTTTCACCGGTTAATTTTGATTTACTTATTAAAAAATTACCTAAAACTAGATACACTTGTGTAGGGGCAACTTTACCTGGAATTAATTTTACTGAAGCCGTACACACCACACCTTTAGCAATTCAATCTTATTTACCTGGTGACAGAATAGAATTTGATCCACTAGTTGTTAGATTTATTGTAGATGAAGATATGAAAAATTATCAAGAGATATTTAATTGGATAATGCAACTTGGTCCCGGCCATGATACAGATGATTTTAGAGAATTAGTAGGTTCAGTTAAACAGTCTACAGGAATATATGATAATAGATCAGGAGATATGGAGGAAATGTATTCTGATGTAACTCTTGTAATAAACACTTCAGCTAACAATCCCAATATGTATTTTTCTTTTGAAGATTGTTTTCCAACAAGTTTAGGCTCTATAGAGTTCGCAACAGATGCTACTGAAGTTGAGTATTCTGTATGTGATTTAACTTTAAGATATACATTATTTAAAGTAAGAACAACATCTTAGCATTGACTTTTCAGAATTTTCTGTTATAATATATAGTATGAATAATAAAACTTTGACCGAAATCCAGGAAATGTGGAAGAAAGAATGTCAAATTGATGACATAGAATTAGATGCTTCTTCTCTCAATGTTCCTAAATTACACGCAAAATATGCTGAACTTTTATCTAACAAGAAATTAGAAGTCATTCGTTATGAAAGACGAATGAAAGAACTAGATAAAGATAAGTGGTTGTGGTATGGTGGTAAAATGTCTAGAGAAGACATTGAAGATAAAAAATGGGATTTTGATCCATTCAATGGGTTAACAGTTCTTAAATCTGATTACGACAAATTCAAAGGTGCTGACAAAGACATACAAGACTTGTATGAAAAACTTCAATACTTGAGAATCACAGTAGAATTTTTACAAGATGTAGTTTCACAATTAACGTGGAGACATCAAACAATAAAGAATATTATAGAATGGCGCAAGTTCATGGCAGGCTCGTAATCGAGAAGAACAACGAAGTTTACCTTAAAATTTCTACAGAAGACTCAATAAGAAAAGAACTTTCAGAATTCTTTAAATTCAAAGTTCCTGGAGCTAGTTTTATTCCAGCTGTTCGTAAGAAATTCTGGGATGGATACATTCGTTTATTTCATCTTAATACAAATCAATTATATTTAGGATTATATACATATCTCAAAGAGTTTTGTGAAGAACGTGGTTATGAGATAGAGGGGTATGAACCTGAAACAGATATTTTTACTATAGAACGATACGAAGAAATAGTCAAAGATATACCATTAAAACTTAGAGATTATCAAAAAGAAGCTGTAGCCTACGCTGCACACAATCAAAAATGTATATTAGTATCTCCGACTGCCTCAGGTAAGTCATTGATGATATACAGTCTTATACGATATAATTTTTTAAAGAAGAATAAGAAAGCTTTAGTAATAGTTCCAACAACGGCGTTGGTAGAACAAATGACAAAAGACTTTCAAGATTATGGATTCAGAGGTGAAATAGCTAAGATATATGGTGGTAATAAAGAATCAGATGCTCCAATTGTTGTTACTACATGGCAATCTATGATGAGAATGCCAAGAGACTTTGGAAATCAATTCGGAATGGTCATTGGAGATGAAGCTCATTTATTTCAAGCTAAGTCATTAAGTAAGATCATGGAGAGTTTAACAGAAGTAAAATACAAGATTGGAACCACAGGGACATTGCAAGAAACCCAAACACATAAACTTCAATTAGAAGGTCTATTCGGACCAGCCTATTTTGTCACTACTTCTAAAGAATTGATGGATGAAGGTACACTAGCCAATTTAGATATACAATGTTTAGTGTTATCATATTCTGATGAAGAACGAAAATTAGTCAGTAAAATGAAATATCAAGAAGAAATGGATTGGATTGTTAGAAATGAAAAACGAAACAGTTTCATAAGAAACCTAGTTAATGGATTGGATGGTAATTCATTAGTATTGTTTCAATATGTAGAAAAACACGGACGAGGTTTATATGCTTTATTATCTGAATTGATAGCTAATGATACTACAGAAAGAAAAGTCTTTTTTGTATTTGGTGGAACTGATACTTTAGACAGAGAAAAAGTTAGAGAGATTGTAGAAAAGGAAAACAACGCTGTAATAGTAGCAAGTTTCGGAACTTTCAGTACAGGAGTTAACATTAAACGATTACATAATATTGTATTTGCTTCTCCTAGTAAATCTAGGATTAGAAACTTACAAAGTATAGGTAGAGGATTACGAAAGGGTGTTGATAAAGAAAATGTCACTTTGTATGATATAGCTGACGATTTATCTTGGAAAAATAATTTAAATTATACGCTTAATCACTTTTCAGAAAGGATAAATACATATAGTAAAGAAAATTTTAAATATGAAATTCACTCAGTAAGGATACCAAAATGCCATACATAGACGACAGTACAAAATACGAATTCGTAAAATTTAAAGACGGGAAGGAAGTATTTGCCATGGTGAGAGAAGTTTTTACAAATGGACAATTAGAACTTCATTTCCCAATGAACATTAACTTGGCACCAGCAATGACTGGTGGTGTATTGGTACATCTTGGACCTTATATTCCATTTACAAAAGAAGACAGTATAACAGTTGATTCAAATTCAGTACTTTTTAGAACAAGTATTAATAAAAAATTCATAGCTTTTTATGATGAAGCTTGTAGTACATGGCTAGACATAAGAGATAATGACAGAATTGATATAAAATCAAGTAAACAAGTTTGGGACGAACAAAAAGAAGTAATGGAAGGAATGGTTAAGCAAAGATTTGAACGAGGTGATATAGATTTTCATGATGATTTAGATCAAATGTTAGATGAATTTGAAGAACAAGAACAACTATTATTAAATACTGAAAGAGGACCTGGAAAAGATGACACTATCCATTAGTATATATTCTTTTCTTTCCCAACATTACATATTTATTTTAACACGAAATTAAGGATCTGTCAAGGAAAAAGATGAAAAATATAACAATAACTGAAAAAGCAAAGGACAAAATCTCAGAGAGGCTTAAGGGAGATTTTTTACGCCTTTCATTATCTGGTGGAGGCTGTAATGGTTATCAATATAACTGGGATATAGCAACAACATCAAATCCAGATGACCATATAATAGACAACACAATAGTTGTAGACACACATAGCATGGGTTTCTTAGTGGGAACCGTAATTGACTGGAAGGAAACACTAGTAGAAACAGGTTTTGAAATACACAATCCAAATGAGGAAAGTGCATGTGGTTGTGGGGTTTCAGTAGGATTTTCCTAATTAGGGCTTGACAAATCTGAGTTTTATGAGATAATATATGTATGGCTAGAGAAAAAAGACAAACTAAAGCTTCTGTTCATTATGTGAACAATAAAGAATTTACTGCAGCGATCATCGCTCATAATGACGCGTGTATAATTGCAGTAGATAAAGATGAAGACAAACCTAGAGTTTCAGAATACATTGGAGAATGTATCTATAAGATAGCTACTAGACTTTCAACAAAACCGAATTTTATAAATTATTCATATCGTGATGAAATGATATGTGATGGGATTGAGAATACTTTACAATATATAAACAATTTCAATGGTGAAAAATCACAAAACGCCTTCGCGTATGTGACACAAATAATATACTTTGCTTTCTTGAGAAGAATTCATAAAGAGAAGAAACAAGCGGCGATTAAACAACGAAGTATTACTGAAGCAGGATACTTGTTTGAAACTTTTGATACTATAGATGGTGATACTACAGGTATGACAAATCAATACATTGATTTCTTACAAGATAACATGAACCCAATCAATTACAAACCTCGTGGCTCAAAGAAAAAAACTTAATTAATTAATTATATCATGGAGAAAATATGGATTTATCATATTCATTAAACACATTCTATTTACTAACATCTGGTCTACTTGTCATGTGGATGGCAGCTGGATTTACAATGTTAGAATCGGGATCGATTCGTAGTAAGAATGTAACAGAAATTTTAATCAAAAATGTAGCACTGTATAGTGTAGCATCAATCGGATTTTTATTACTCGGTTATCAACTTATGTATGGCTGGAGTAATCCAGAAGATCATGCATTGTGGTCAGATTTCTTCTTTCAAGTTGTATTTGTAGCAACGGCAATGTCCGTTGTGTCAGGTGCAGTGGCCGAAAGAAAGAAATTGTGGTCGTTTTTACTATTCGCGTTAATATTCACAACGATTATATACCCAATCCAAGGTTCTTGGTCATGGGGTGGTGGTTGGTTGAGTCAATTAGGGTTTTTCGATTTTGCCGGAGCAGGAATTGTTCACATGGCCGGAGCGGCTGCTGCTTTAGCTGCTGTTCTTTTGATAGGACCGAGACTCGGAAAATACACTAAAGAAGGTATACCTAGACCTATACACGGCTCTAATGCCGCTCAGGTGACTCTAGGAACACTTATATTGTGGATGGGTTGGTTTGGATTCAATGGTGGTTCACAACTTGCAATAGCTGGTGTAGAAAACGCCGATGCGGTAGCTAAGATATTTGTTAATACGAATACGGCTGCAGCGTCAGGACTTCTTTCAGCAATGATATTATCTAAATTATGGTTAGGTCGTACTGCTCTCAACGCTGTTTGTAATGGAGCACTAGCAGGACTAGTAGTTATTACAGCAGATCCATTAACACCTTCTCCATTCGTAGCAATATTGTATGGAGCATTAGGTGGTTTATTAGTACCAATCTCTATGAGTTATTTAGAGAAATGGGGTATAGATGATCCAGTCGGAGCAATAAGTGTACACGGAAGTGCAGGTATATTAGGTTTAATGTTAGTACCAATATTAAATACAGACGCGACTTTTGAAGCTCAGATAATAGGGACAGTAACAATATTTACTTTTGTATTTCTATCATCATCTTTAGTCTGGTTTATA